AATTAACTTCTTCTATTTTTACTTTTTTATTTAAAACAGCAACATCATTGGTGGTTATACTATTCAGATCATCTGTAACTCTACTATCTTTTATTTTAGATGAAGGCAATTCTGCTCTAACTCTATATGAGTAAGGCACATCTTCGTCTTTTAATTTTGAATTGTAAAATACTAACATAAACTTTTCAATACAGCTTCAATCATTTTAAAAAAGCCTTGTTCTCTTTCTTTAGATGACATATTAGTTGTATCAACATCACTATCTAAATGATCGGCAATTGTACAGACTGATAATGCTTGTTTGTTAAATCTATGTGCCAGATTATATAAAATATGTGTTTCCATTTCTACAGCAAGTGTGCCTTGTTTTTGATGTTCTTTCCACCAATTCTCATTTGGATTATAAAAATAATCACTTGACACAATAGGACCAACGTGTGTATCTGATTTTTCTTGTACAAATTTTTCTAATAAAGAATATGTAACACTAGGACTTAATTGATATGAGTCAATAAAGTTTCTTGTCATATTACTATCTGTACTTGCTGTTGTGGCAGCTACAACATCACCAACTTTGACATTCTTTGATACACCACCAGCACTACCAACTCTTATAATTGTTTTAACATCATAAACATTATATAACTCGTGTATGTAAATACCATTTGATGGCATACCCATACCACCAGCTTGTACTGATACTCGTTTACCATTATAAGAACCTGTATAACCTAAACAGTTTCTAACATCATTTACTAAAAAATGTGATGATAAAAAAGTTTCAGCAATCCATTTAGCTCTTAAAGGATCGCCTGGCAATAATACTAAGTCAGCATAGTCGCCTTTATTTGCTCTGTTGTGTGGTGTCATATAGTTCCTTCCAATTGTGTATTCGTTTACCAGTCCATTCTCTATTGTATGGATGATCCATAACGTAAGTATCTAAACCTATTTCTAAACCTTGTTGAGCATAATCTAATCTATCTTCTACCCATATATAATTACTATCTTTATATCTTTCTGCTAATAAATCTTTTTTTGGTTGTGTAAAATGACCAGCACAATAAATGTAATCAAATATATCACCAAACAGTCTAATCAAATTCATCTTTCTTAAACGATTAGCATACTTGTCTGGTCCTATCATTGATATAACTTCTATACTCCAACCTTCTCTATGAAATCTTGTAACGTATTCAACAGCGTCTTTATACGCTGGCAAATAACCTAATACACCTGTGTTGTTAAATTCTATTACTTTTTCGTATGATTCATCATTTGATATACCAAATCTTTTTGCCATATTAAAGTATTTGTCTGTATCTGGTAATTTAATATAACCTTGATCTGCCATCCATACTTCAAAGGCATAACCCCAATCTAATAAAACGCCATCACAATCAAGTATTAATTTTTTCATTCATCAACTTTCTTATTTCAGACCAAGTTCCTAAATCAACATAATCTAAAACTTCTATTCCTTTTGAACCAAAGATAGGAGTATTTGTTATTTCATCATCTAATCTTTTTAAATTAAGTGTTGACTTTTCCATAAAGTTCATACACACGTCAAACGTTCTTTTTCTAAAAGCAAACGCACACCAAAAAGCATTATATCTATCTAAATTTTCTTGTGGCTTATCTTCATAATCTATTACGTTACCCTCATCATTTACAAATAACGCACCTTTTGTTTTTAACATATCTTTATTATTTTCTTTTTTATAAAGAAATGTAAAACCAGTTTCTAACAAACTATTATCAACAAGTGTGAATAAGTCTTTACCTGGTCTTAATTTCATTATAGTGTCTGGTAATAAAACTACGTTATGTTCGCCGAATAAACTTCTAGCACTTTTAATAGCACCAGTGTATTCATACTCACTAGGGTTTTGAAATGTAAATGATATGTTAAACTTATCTTTATATTTTGATAGATAATTTACTAATTCTAATTTATGTTCGTTGATGACTACAACAAACTCTACATCTTTTCTGCCATAGTCTATAAAGAAGTCAAAACAGTTATCTATTAATACTTTTCTTTCTTCATACTTCATTATCTCTTTGGGATAAGGAAGATTTAATCGTGTGCCTTTGCCGGCTGCTGGTAATATTACTGTTAATTTACTCATTGTATCCAAATCTTTCAAAATTAGGTTTATAATATGTATAAACTATTTTTTTTTGTTCTTTTGTTAAGTATATCATCTTTTATATTGATTTAGTAATTGTAATTTTTGTTCTATAGTAAATTTCTTTGATGTGCCAGCAGTAATCCAACAAATATTATTTCTATAAGATTGTCTAGGTGTTTTAAATTGTTGTTCAGTGACAATATGTTTATGTGTTAAGTTTTGTTCTTGCCATAAATTCATTACGTGGTCATCATCTGGAGGATCATCAAACATAACTTTTGCTTGTTCAACTACTTTCTTAGCACCTTCAGGTGTAAATACAGCAGCTGATACCCCACCTATTCTATTGCCTTTATCTCTAGCAATTCTTAAATGTTCAACGCCATCATTGTCATCATTAAAGTTTTGTGTGGCAACAGGCAAACAATTAATTTGTGTTTCTAATATTAAATCATTTTCTTCAAAAGGTAAATTATACCATCTTAGTAAATAGAAGTGTCTTCGTTCAGGATTTTCTGGTAAGTGTACTTCTTTCCATTCTATATTATTATCTTCACATTTCTTAATTACTGACTGTGTAGGATTATAAATGGCAATCATCTTTCTCATTGTCGGATAATATTTCTGGCATTGTGATTGCCATAAATCAAAATAATGATTAAAATAATTAGGATCAGCGGCACAATATAAAATCATTTAGGTATCTCCGTATGAGCAATATGTTGTAAACTATGTATTTTTCTTTTATCTTCCATTGAATTAAAATAATAACCTTCTATCTTTTCATAACCATTTTCTTTTGCCCACATCACACGTTTATTACCAATATGTACATAGTAACCTGGTATTAAGTTACCGTCTTTATCTTTGTGATGAGGATTTTTAGGTAGTATTCTATCTTTGACCCATTGTTGCCTATGATCGGTAACAGCTATCGGCCAAATCATTCCGTGCTTTTCAAAACTTTCATCATAACCAAATTCGTTTGATCTATTTTTGAGCCACGTATCGTTAGGAATTGTTCGTAAAGATTTTACATCAAAATATTGTGTAGTAAAATCAGGAAGACTTTTTTGTGCTTTTAATATTTTCATAACCAACTTTTTGTATAAAATAACTATCAGCAATATCTGAAATAGGATTACCTACTTTATCTGTATCAAATATTTTCTTCAAGTCAATTTTTGTTTCTTTTAAAAATGCCTCATACATCATATCTTTATCGGCATTACCTTTACCAGTCGCACCTTTTTTTACTACACTTGGTACAACTGTATCATATGATAAATTTAATTGTTGTAATCTGTACTTTAGAATACCACAGTTTTCTGCTATTTGAAATATAGCTTGACCTTTTGAACCAAAAGAATAACCTTCAATAAAAACTTTTAAGTTTTTTAAATCGTAAGTTAATCTGTTAAATGTATTGATTGCCCAATCAGATATTTGACTAAATCTTTTTATAGGTGTGTCATACTCTTGGTGTTCAAAACCAATAATATTTTTTGCCATTTGACCGATATATTTTTTCTTACTTGTCAAATAATAAAACATATATTCACCTTCATTATTAATACAGACGGCAGGACTGGTTAAACTATAATCAATTCCAACTATCGTCTTCGGGTTCGGGTTCGTTTGTCCATATTTCGTCATCTAGTTCCTCTACTTCGTGTCCACAGAACGGACAAGTTAAAGGTTCTAAATCCTGTATTTCTATATCCCATTCTACTGTATATTTAGTTTCACAACTAGAACAGGTTTTTTGTCTTTTCTCTATCATTATAATTTAAATTTCTTAAATTGGTCTTTCTTTACATCTTGTTTAACACCACCGATAACATAACTTTCTATTTCTGTTTCTTGTGGTGCGTTTTGTAATGAACGACTATTTAACCAGTGATCTACCCAAGGTAATGGGTTTGTCTTTTGTTCATACTTTGGTTCTAAACCAATGGCTTTCATTCTTCTATTTGCCATATATTCTACAAATTGATGTAATAGTTTTTCTGATAATCCTATCATTGAACCTTTACTAAACAAGTATGTTGCCCAACGTTTTTCTTCTTGTAAGGCTTCATCATACATTGTATAAACTTCTTGTTCACAATCTTTCATCACCTTCAACATCTCTTTATCACCTTCTCTATCACGCCAATTGTTGATGATAGTTTGTGACATCGCCAAGTGTTGACTTTCATCTCTAGCAATAAATGATATAATCTTAGCAGAACCTTCTAGTAATTTTAATTCACCAAAAGCAAATGAACAAGCAAAAGAAACATAGAAACGTAAACCTTCTAAGATGTTTACTGTTACCATAGTTCTATACAATTTCTTTTTTAACTCATACATATCAACTTTTTTATTATCAAGTGCCCATTGATAACCATAGTTAATCATCTCATCATAAGTTTCTGTAATTGTTTTTGCTCTTTTCTCAATCTTGTCATCTTGTATAATCGTATCAAATATTTCTGATGGATCAGAATATAAATTTTTAATAATGTATGTATAACTTCTACTGTGTATTGTTTCAATAAAGTCCCACGTTACAATACAACCTTCGAGTTCAGGCAAACTACAAAATGGTAAAAATGCTAAACAAGGTCCTCTACCTTGAACACTATCTAACATTGTTTGGTATTTTAGATTAGATGTAAAAATAAACTTTTGTTGTTCAGATAATTCTTGGTAATCATTTCTATCTTTTTGTAATGAAACTTCTTCAGGTCTCCAAAAATAACCTAATTGTTGTTGATTTAGTTTATCAAAGATAGGATATTTCATATTATCATACCTTTGTACTGCTAAATCAGGACCAAAAAACATTAACTGTTTTGTGGCGTCTAAATTTTTATCTTTATTAAATACACTTTTTGCCATTAATTTTCGCCTTCCTTTAGTTCATAAAAATAGTTATCGTCATCTCCAGCGGTCCACTTCAGTTCACTTTCAACCGAATATTCTATGGTGGACACTTTAAAGTCTGGAAACTTCAACTGACTTGGAGTTAAAGACTTATCATAAAATATTACTCGGTTATTAGGTTGAGCGGCAAAGTAACCGTTCTCTAATTTCAATATGTTAAATGACTTATGTTGTGATGGTATTTCACTATAAGTTACATTTCTTTCTAAGTTCGTACTGTTGGCATTATCTATTGTGTACATATACCAACCGTGATACCATTTTTTGTTTGGCGACAAATACTTACATTTGTTACCTGTTAACATTGTTTTTTCACATATACTAATATCGTAACTAAAACAATCCCATAACTGTAATTCTGTTAGTGGTATGTCTTCTTTAATATCTTTTTTCCATACAAAAGCAGAAATAGGTAACTTATCAAATAAAGCACCGTATTCTGGTAGATATGTTTCA